AAGGCGCGGCAATGATCGAGTCCGCGTCCTGTGTGCATCATACTCGCGGCTGGGTTGGTGATGTGCCAAGCGAGGATTGCTACGCCTGAACCTGTCGCATCGAGATAGGCGAAGCAGGCGGCTACGGGCTGTCCGTCGTGGGTGGCGATGACTCCAAGGGTGGGGAGGATTTCCCGGGCGGGTGGGTTGGCTCCGCGTTGCTGCCACCATGTGGCTATGGTATCATAGTCGCTGGCGGAGATGCGGTGATCGTCGGCGATTTCTATGGTGCGGATCATTGTTCATGGAGAGTCCAAGAAAGGATGCTGGCGCGGCAGAGGAATGGGTAAGGCTCGGTGTGGACGATGGAGAAGGTCAAATCCTCCATGTGGGCGGGTGGGAGAGTAGCGGGAATCCATCCGGTGCGGAGTGCGGGGGCGGAATCGGTATTGTCGAGCGTGTTGGTGTAGTCGATGATATTGGTGTCGCCGTCGTAGGTGTATGAGCCACCAAAAGACTGATAGACATTGAGTTTTAGTTCCTGTGCGCGTTTGCGGCGGCTGTGGCTGGTGCCTGTTTCTGAGGCTACATCGAGGGGGAGAGTGGAGAGTGTCGAGGTGATGGGAAGCCCTGCGTGTGAGTGGGCGGAATCCTCGGGAAGCGCGATAGTGTTCGCAAGAACGTATCGGACGTAAGAGACCCCGTTTGAAAGGACTGAGACGAATGAGCCTTCGAGGTGATCGGGCAGGGTCAGTTCATTTTCCGCTCCGGTGGTGGCGGTGTGGATGCCGGAATCCACGTGGTGGATTTCATCGAAGTTCCCGGTTTCCTGATAGCGTTGCTGGGATGGGGAAAACTTTTCGAGGTGGTATTCCGCATCTTCTTCGGTGCCATCGGCGGGGATGCGGCGGGCGATTAGGAAAACGTCGTCATCGTCGGAATCATTGCGAAGGACGGCAACCGATGTGAATTTTCCGGCAAGGGTGGTGTGGCGGCTCCATGCTGCGATGTCCTCGCGGCGGTTATAGGCGAAGGCAAGCAATGTGCCGTCGCCTGTGATGCTCCAAAGAAAGGGTTCGCGGGAATACTGGAAAGCCATCTGTTGGATACCGGACACGGCGACATGCTCGGCAAGGCGGGTAAGGTCTGCCGCGTCGTAGGATTCGCGTTCGAGAACATAGGCGAGTTCACGGAGACGGAGGCCTTGGCGCTCTATGAAATAGATCGAATCATTCACCGGGATTGCGGGGACGGTGCTTGATCCAAAGCGGGTGTATTCACGGGCGAGGAAACTTTCCGGCGATATAAGAGTGTCGCTATCGGCCCCGACAACCCACTCGCCTTCCTCGGTGCCGACGAACAGGCGGCGTTGGCTGGCGAGCCAGCGGATGGGAGATTGACGGGTGGCGGCCAGGGTGCGGTAAAAAGATTGATCGGCCTCGGTGCCTTGCTGGAAGTTATCGAAGTCGTCGGCGGCGGATGCCCAGAGAGACATGGGCTTGCGGGTGGTGCCGGCGAAAAAGCGGCGACGGTCGTGTAAGGCGATGGCTAGCGGGAAGCCTTGGCGCGACGAGAATGCACCTTCCGTCCAGTATTCGGAGGTAACGACTGGCAGGCGGGTGGTGGCGGTGGCGGTGGCGGTCGTGCCGTTTGTAACAGCGGTAATCTGGCAGAGGCCGGAAACGAACGGGGAAGCTACGGCTAAGATTCCGCGCGATGCGGTGGCGGTCGTGCCGTTGTATTTGATACGCAGGAAGGAAAATCCTGAACCTGTGTCGATCTCGGTAACAGGGACGTTGCGGTCGTCAGCGGCGGTAAAAACGCGCTCGTCTGTCCATGTCGTGCCGTCGTTGCTTTTCTGGACGGTGAAACTACCTGTCCAGCCACCGGATGTCGAGGATGTTGAGAAATAGGCGATGCCTGTCACCTCAATGGGCGGGCTGGTCGTGGCGTTGATGGCTGCTAGGGTTCGCTCGTAGTCATTGGCGGGACGTTTGCGGGCAATCTTGAACGTCGCGCCGATATGTCCTGCTGTGAAAAGGGCCAGCGATGACGTGAGTGTGAAACTAGCAGCGGGTGCTATGGTGCCGCTGCCGGGGACGGATAGGGTGTGGGCTGGGTTCGTGTTCTCGTCGAGCAACGGCGGGTATTTAAAAATGATGTCTGCGAGAGTCCATGAAACTCCATCGGAGGATATCCGGCATGGCGGGAAGTTTGGGGAGACAATGTCGATGATGTCATTGATCTGAGAAAACTGGAGTCGAAAAGGATCTGTGATGGTTTTGGAAATGGTGGCGATCTGCGTGCCATCTACATCGAAAATGATGATTCCGGCTGGATGGAAGGCGATGACATTGGCGAGGCCGTCTGAGAATGTGAAAACCTCAATACGAGTGTTTGCCGGGACAGTGGAAAGCCACAAGGTGCCGGGGCGTTTGCGGAAGCCACCGAAGGGCATGGGGAGAAAATTCTCCATGCGTAGGCATGATGAGGCGTGTTTGACGAAGTTGGTGAGATACGCGATGTAGGGCGTGACCTCTCCACCGTTGAACGATAGGGTGATGGAGTGCATCAGGGGGCGGGGGCGTAGGGTGCAAGGCCGGAATGACGGAAGCGGGCGGCGACGAGCGGCGATTGTGCGGCGATTTGGCGTGGGCCGAAGTTTTCACCGGAAAGGGTTTGGCGGGAATCGCTGGTCTGGGCGGCGGGTAAGGCGAGCTGTTCGAGCTTGGAAAGTGCGCCTTCTGCAAGAGCTGGGTTCTGCGTCACATCGTTGGCGATACGGGCTGAGAGTTTGTACACGACGGCATCGGTGAACAGTGGTGTCCAGTGTGGGACTGGAACAGCATTGGAGACGTAAACGATGGGCAGGGTAGCTTCACGGTATCGGCTCAAGATGTTGCGCCCTTCGATGGCAAAATCTTGGACAGGTGAGTCAGTGTTGCCGCTGGACACGCGGATGAGGCGTATGAAATCGCCGGGGAGTTGGTATGCGCCTGCCCATTCGGGATTAGAATTGGAGAGGAGTAGGGATAAGCTGACTGCGCGGGTGGCGTGGTTCCACTGGTGCCTTTCCAGCAGGGTATCGATCACATGATCCATGTGCAGGCGACAAGCTTTAGCCTCGGTGGTTGTGTCGCTCTCGTAGGAGGTGATACGGCGAGCGCCTAGCTCGGCTAGGGCGAGGTTTGCGATGTCGGTTTTGCTGGCGAGTGGCATGGTTTTGCTTTCGTAAAAAACCCGCGCCCGGATGACTCTGGACGCGGGTTCTCCAACTCTATCAACCTATGAGATGGTTTTTATCCGCGAATGCGGTAAGCAATCGTGAATACGAGCTTCACGCCTGCGGTGATGGTGGTGGCTGCGGTTACAAGGGCGCGGATCATCGTCTCCTTATTGTCGTGAAACGGAGTAGCATAGGCAACGGGTAATGTGCCGCTGCAAAATGCTACTTGTCCGCCAGAGTTCAGGCTGATGCCGTCCGCGTAGCGATCCGCGTCGCCTGCGTCTCCGATGTCGAGCGTCAGAGTTGTGCCGGGATCGGCACTGGTGACATGCGACAACTGAGGGACGATTTCCGCACCCGGGGGCAGGTTGAACAACTCGATCACATCGTTGGCCGCTAGAGCGGCGAGCGTGTAGGTGAGGTTAGCATACAATAGGGGTGCGCCTGTTACGAATGAATCGGCTCCGGCTGATTTGTCGGAGTAACGAAGATTTGCAACGGCGGTGAGATTATCTGATTTGAATGTGGCCATGGTGTTTGTGTCTTTCTAAAGGTGGGGAGCGGGCTGTTACCCGCTCCCCGGTTGGTGATGGTTAGGCGACTTTGCAGGCGAGTTTCACGACACGCTCGTCTTGGGAGCGGCATGCGTTGAACGCGTATTCCGAATAGAACTGCGTGGCGTGTTGGAGGTCTGGGCGGTCGCTGACTTTGGTCATGATGTCTTTCCAAACGTCCAGATAGACCGCGTCCGATGTCCAGATGCCGGCGAACTTGATGGTAGGGTCGGAAGTGGAGGTCGGAAGCTGGGTGGAACGAATCCAGTTGATGCCAAGGAAGCTGGAAATGTTGCCGTTCGCGTCCAGCACGGGCGGCATGAAATCACGGCTGAACAGGCGGTTGGCTGCGCTGCCGTTGCTTGCGTTGGCAAGGAACAGAAGAGCCTCTTCCATGGTCGGAGTCATTGCGCCCCATAGCTGCACTCCGCGAGCCTGTGCGTCGTCGCCGAAAGCTTCGTTGTCACGCAAGATGGTTTTGGCGTGGATGATCTTATCGACAATCAGATTGCTGTTGGCTGGCGAGCCGCTGGCGACGTAATCTACAGCGATGATATTCCCGGCTGGGATCTCGGCGGCGGTCACTCCGTCTTTGCCGACGTAGTTAGTGCCGAAGAGGCCTTCGAGAAATACTTTGTCCAAGCGGCGCTCGTAAGCGGCGCGGTGGGTCATGATCTGCTTGCCACCGGGAAGGATGGTGGGAGCGAGCAAGGTTTCCTCGAAGGGAATCGTGAACGTGGGCAGGTTGAAACGGCGTGGGCGGTTCCAACGTTTTTGAGTTTCGATTTCCTGTAGAACGGTGGGGGCTAGGCGTTGACCCGTGATCTCGGTATCCTCTAGGGGAAGATCGATGTTGTGAGTCTTGGCTTCTCCGGTGCAGCCAGTGTTGACCATCGCGGCTTTACGAAAGCGCGAAGTGGATTGTTGGACGGCAGATTCAAAGTTCTTGCCGAACTGAATGGTGAAGTGATCGGGGATCATGGTGGTGGTGTGCTTTCAAAATGGAATCGTGGTTTGGATTCGGTTCCGGTAAGCCACACACGTGGGCCATCTCCTACGGGTTCGCTCCGGTAGCGGGCGTGTCGCTTGGTGGGCTTCTTGCGAAGTAATCCACTGCTTGCGCCGTATGTGGAAGAATATGAGAAATGTTTGGGAAATTGTCTCTTTAAGGGATGGCAATACGAAAAACCGCGCCTTGTGAGGGCGCGGTTTTGAAAGGTTTCCGTTGTCCGAAATTCTCAATACGGCTCTTTAAGCCGAGTCGCGGTGCAGGCTCCTCGGAACGGAAATTATTTTTCCAGCCCCCGCCTTTCTTACGCCGGACTACGTAGCGGGGTTAGTAGAACAGAGCCTAACGGTAACGCGTCCCGCTTCGGTTGTGTCTCGGTAGAGGTGCTTGCCGTTAGCCGTCGCCGCTGGGATCACCACTGGAAAATCTTTAGACGGCGGCTTCTTTGGTCAGCCTGACAACTTCGTTGTAGGCGGCGAGGCGTTCGTCGTCGGTGCCGTCGGTGTATTTCTTGCCCCATACTGCGTCGGTACCGTCCATGATCGAGTTAGCGCGTTGCTGCGGGCTGCGGATGTCACCAAAGCCAGCGGGCAGGCGTGTGCGATCCTCGGAGGTGTGCTTGGCAAACTCCACGGCGATCCGGGCAAAGGCCGGATTGTTGATGATGCTGGCTAGGGCGGGATCATCGGCGGAGATGCCGGCGGATGCGCCCATGGTGGAGATGAGATGGCGGGCGATGGATTTGTTTTCCTCAAACTTGCTTCCCCATTGTCCAATCAGCTCGTCATCGTAGGCTTTGTGCTCGCTGGCGATGCGCTCGTTTTCGGCGGCGATTACCTGCCCTTGAATAGCCTGATACTCTGCCACGATGGCGGCGACAACGGGCGCGGGTGCGTGGGCTTTGTGCGCGACGGCGGCAATGCGCTCATACATCGCCTTTTCCTCGGGCGCGATGCCCTCGGGGATCTGGAGACCGTAGGCGGTGGGAGTGCCTTCGGCGGGGACTTTGGCGAGCGCGTGGAAGCGGGAAATGTCCTCGGGCTGGGATTGATCGGATGGATAGGCGGGGCCGGTGCTGCGGAAGTGGAGGTAGGACTTGGCGAGACCTTTCACGTCCTTGAAATCATTGAGGGATTGGGCGTGTGGAGCGAAGTCATCGCCAAGGGATGATGTCCAGTTTTCCGCGAAACTCCCGTCTGGGTTGAATGCGGATGGTGGTGCGGCTTGCGTGGGGGCGGCGGTGCCGCCTCCGGTGTCTCCGCCCTCGGGGGCGGCTTCGTTTCTGAGTATGGGTCGTGGTTTCATGGTTGTTTATTGGAGATTGGTTGCAGGGGCAGGAATCGAACCTGCTTGCGCGGCGTATGAGACCGCTGACTGGCCATTTGTCGTCCCTACGGTTGGATGAGAGATTCGAGTCGGCTGAGGGCTTCTTCCGCTCCTGAATTGGAATGGAGAACAAGCAGGTGCGCGGCGCGGTGGGTGTAGTATTGCGCGAATTTCTCGTCGGAAAATGTGGCGGCTGCGTAGGTGATGTATTCGATGCCTCCGGTGCCTAGCTCGGGGTGCTTGGCGGGTTCACCGGATGGCGGCGGGGCTGGCTGGCTCCGGGGTGTCTTCAGGGGTTTCGAGTCGGAGGATGATTTCACGGATGA